AGGAAACTAGAAGAGATCTACCCTGATAAATGTCCATCGATAGATGCACATGACCGAGAGATATGGAGGTACGGTGGACAGGTAGAACTAGTAAGAATGTTGCGATCTGTATATAATGAGCAGAACAACATCGAATAGCGATGGCAACTTACAACGAACCACTAATACTAACTTCAGCACCTGGAGCACCTACTAGTTCTGTTAATAAAACTACTGTTGACAGACCTTTAACTATGGAGGAATGGAATACTCTTGCTATTGGTAAACCAAAAGGAAAGGCTACACCTTTACCTGTTTTACATAACAAAGAATTTAAAGCAGGTACTAGGCCAAAGTTAGAAAAAGGTAGTCCATCACTTGTAAGTAAAGAAGATGTAGCAGCATGGGCACCTGAAGTTGATTCAGTGTTCCAAGCTGTACTAGGCAGAAATGCAGGAGCAGTTGGTCATCAATATTTTACATACGATTTAATGGCTGATACTGGTGCATTAATGGAAGATTATGGGTATTCATTTCCAAAGTCAAAGGGAATGGCACTTGCAAATATGGCAGCAAATGCTGGATTCTCTACCGAAGGAATAAATTTTAGCAAATCAGGTGTTGCAAATGTTAGCCCTCTTGCTACTGGTGCTGGTACTTGGAACCCAAGTAATAATCCTGAAGCATTTAACAGCCCTTTTAAACCAGGACAACAATTAGTTACAAAGCCAGATGGAACACGAACACTTGAACCTATCCCAACAACTGAAACTTCACCTGGAGGTCAACCACCAGCAGGTCAATCACCAACAGTTCCATATACTTCTGTTCCATTAAACCAACAGCCAATGCAACCTGTTGTTTATGGTGGCGGTGGTAGTAATACAACTGTCGTTACAGGACAAGGGCCACAAGCTAAGACTGCTGCTGATGCTTTAAAGATTATGCCTCAGAACCCAGTCGTATTAGCTGGTGGTAATCGACAAGATTACTCAAGACAAGAACGTAAAGGTGGCATGGGGCCAATACCAGGGGGAAGAGTAGGTGGTGGTGGTGTAAACATCTTTGGTTAAGGTTAGTATGGTAGGCATAACACGAACGATTCATCATGTGTGGTGGCGGCGGCGGTTCTTCTAACGAGGAAGCAAGAGAAGAAGCTGATGAAAGACATCAAGAGAATCTTGCTTTACAGCGAGAACAGATGGCTGAACAAAAGCGTCAGTTCCAAGTAACTAGGGATGACAATCAGAAAAGATATAGAGAACAAAAACGTATATCGGAAGCTGCTCCACCTCCACCACCGGCAGAAGATGCAGGCGTAGCAACACCAGCCATAGACGAACTAATGATTAGTGGTGCAAACAGAAAGAAATACAGATCAGCAGAATATAAGAAAGAGACAAGAGACAGAGCCACCTCTTCCCTTGGTATTAACTAATGGATTTAAAAATCAACGACATTGATCTTGCACCTGGTAAAGGTAGAAAGAAAAAGAAAGGTACTACCCTTGCTGGTAGATACGACCAACTAAAAACTACAAGAGATCCTTTCCTTCAAAGGGGTAGAGACTGTAGCAAGGTAACGATTCCATCTATCTGTCCTGACTCTAACCAAGGAGATCATGGAAAACTTAAGACACCTTGGCAGTCAACTGGTGCACGTGGTATAGCGCATTTGTCGCACAAACTTTTGATTACACTTCTACCTCCTAACACCCCATTTTTTAAGTTAGAGATAGATAGTCTTGCATTACAAATAGAAGAGCAAGGGCCAGAGATTAAAACAGAACTAGACACAGCATTAGTCAAGGTCGAACAAGCTTGCATGACATCGCTTGAGACAATGAGTGCAAGAGCTTCATTGAACCAAGCCTTTAGACAACTGTTGGTTACAGGTAATGTTCTTCTCTATGTACTACCAGATGGAATAAGAGTTATACATCTACAAGATTATTGTGTCGTTCGTGATCCAATGGGTCATGTTACTGAGATCTTAATAGAAGAAGAAGTCTACCCTGAAGCATTGCCTGACGGATTCTTACCTGACCAGAAGGAAAAAGAAGAAAAGTTAGAGGCGACAAAGAAAAGTATTAAGGTACATACATGTGTAAAGTTTGAGAACGGAGTAGCCACCTGGTATCAGGAGGTACGAGGAAAGGAGGTACCTAACACTTATGGTCGTTGCCCAGAGAACTGTAGCCCTTGGATTGTATTGAGATATGAGAAGCTTGACTCTGAAGACTATGGACGTTCACATACTGAGCAGTACTACGGTGATCTGACTGCACTTGAATCTTTGTATCAAGCAGTGATTGAAGCAGCAGCAGCAGCCAGTAAGATTTTATTTCTTTGTAATCCTAATGGTACGACCCGACCCAAAACCCTGTCGTCAGCAGCGAATGGGGCTATCATTCAAGGAAATGCACAGGATGTTTCAGTTGTTCAAGCCAACAAGCAAGCCGATCTACAAATAGCTAACTCAACTATTGATCGTATCGAAGGTAGGTTGCAGTTTGCTTTCTTACTTAACTCAGCTATCCAACGACCTGGTGAAAGAGTTACAGCAGAAGAGATTAGATACATGGCACAAGAACTTGAAGCAAGTATCGGTGGGTTCTACTCCATACTTACTCAAGAACTACAGCTACCACTTGTACGTAGGTTGATCTACATGTTACAGAAGAAAGGCAAGCTACCTGAGTTCCCTAATAGTCAAGAGACAGGTGAACCATTAGTGCTACCTAAAGCTGTAACAGGATTGGAAGGTATAGGTAGAGGTGATGATATGAATAAGTTAACTGAGTTCTTAACTCTTACTCAGCAAGTACTAGGGCCAGAGATAGCACAACAATATGTAAACTACGAAGAAGCACTGCGAAGATTGGCAGCTAGTGCTTCAATAGATACGACTAACTTAGTCAAGACCAGCGAGCAGCTACAACAAGAAGCTGCTGCTGCACAAGCTCAACAGCAACAAGACCAGCAGCAACAACAGATGATGGAAATGATGAAGTCATCTGCTGCATCTAAAGTTGCTGATAACTTTACTCAACCAGGTTCACCTTATGGCCCCCAATTCTCAGGAAACTCCGACGACGGAGCAGCAGGAAGTATCCCTAACTCCCTCCCCGATCTCAGGGCAGCAGCTCAAGGACTCCCCAGTGGCCCAGTCCCAGGAGGAGAAGGTTAAGGAACTACCTCCAATAGTTTCAGATAAACCTGTCGCCAAGAAAAAGAAAGTGAAGGAATCACAGGTTATTAAAGATAGCCCAAACCATATCACTATTAAATAACTACTCTCACCCATCACCATGCCTGATCCTATTACTATCTCAGAACCTGAGACTGGTGCTTTGTCTCCTGAACAGGAGGTTGACGCTAAAGACGAAGCACTAATAAATGAGTCGCAAGAAAATGGGCCAGTTAAATTTGCTGGCAAGTATGAGTCTGTCCAAGACTTAGAGAAAGGATACGAAGAACTTCAAAAGAAGTTAGGTAGTCCAGAAGAAGGCGACAAGCCAGAAGTATCTGAAACAAAAGAAGAATCAGAACCTAGTAATGCAACAGAAATCTATGGTGAATACATAGGTAGTCGCCTTGATGAAGTTGGTGTTGACTACCAAGGTATGAATACTAGGTGGCAAGAGACAGGTAAGTTAACTGACGAAGACTACACATCCTTAGAAGGTGCTGGCTTTACCAAGGATATGGTCGAAGCATACCTAGATGGTGTGCAATACAGACAGGCACAAGACTCAGAGCTTGCAGCCAAAGAAGTAACTTCAATCAAACAAGAGTTTGGTGGAGAGAAAGTGTATGACGAGATGCTTACGTGGGCTGCTGGAAACTTAGAACAAGGTGAGATTGATGCGTTCAACGACATGCTTAAGACTAGTAACCCACATCAAATAAGGATTGCTGTCGCTGGTCTTCAAGCTGCATACATGAACAATGCACCAAGAGAACCTAAACTTGTAGGAGGTAGAACAGCTAGAGAAGATACAACTAAGTACGAGTCAGCAGCACAGGTAGTAGCAGCTATGAATGATGAACGATATGCAACTGACTCGGCATACAGAAAACAAGTACAAGAAAAACTTAGTCGCTCAAACGTAATGTAAGGGGTATTATAAAAGCACCTAACTTCTCATAGAAGCGGCGGCCCCTTGCGAGGGATACCCCAAGTGGAAGAGATAGTTATGGGTAAACCCTTTCTATCTACCGTACAAATTGTATGGCTAACTTTACTAGCTCAAGGCTAGGTCTCGTAAATGCTACGGGTACTAGCTATGACGCTTTATTCCTTAAAACTTTTTCGGGAGAGGTTCTGTCTTCGTTCCGTAAAGCAACAGTGTTCGAGTCTCTACATAACGTACGGACTATAGCATCAGGGAAGAGCAGTCAGTTTCCAATAATTGGAAATTCTTCAACTTCATATCATACACCTGGTACGCAGCTTACAGGTAATGCTATTAAGCACGCTGAAGTAACTATCAACATCGATGACAAGCTTGTATCACAAGTATTCATTGCTGACATTGATGAGGCTAAGAACCATTATGACGTGCGTAGCCAGTATTCTGTTGAGATGGGTAACGCATTAGCGTACACATTTGACAAGAACGTAGCAGCTACTATTGCTCAAGCAGCAAGAACCAGCACTAACGCTAACACTGACTTACCTGGTGGTACTCGTATCAAGATTGTTGCTGCAAACAAAGCAGCCATCACAGGTGCAAACTTAGTTGCTGCAATGTGGTCAGCAGCCGAGCAGTTTGATATCAACAACGTCCCAGAGAATGATAGATACATCGTTCTTGGCCCAACTGAGTACTACAAGTTAGCTCAGACAACAGACGTACTCAACAGAGATTGGGGTGGTTCTGGAGCATACGCAGATGGAACAGTCTTGAAGGTAGCTGGTATCAGCATCGTTAAGTCTAACCACTTGCCAACTACAAACCGTTCTGCTGTAACTGGTGAGAACAACACATACCACGCTAACTACACAGACAGCGTTGGACTTGTCTTCAACAAGCAAGCTGTTGGTACAGTTAAGTTGATGGACTTGAAGATGGAACAGACAGGATCAGATGTACATGCACTATGGCAGGGTACATTCATGGTCGGATCTATGGCTCATGGTACTGGAGTTCTACGTCCAGACTGTGCTATCGAAATCTACTGGGCAACCAGCTAACTACCGTGGGGGCTATATGCCCCCTCTTTTCTTATGGGTCTTAACCTCACTTCAGAACTAGAAGCAGTCAACAAAGTATTAAGGATGATGGGTGAAGCACCTGTTAACTCCTTGGCTGGTCAGTTCGGTCTTGCAAAGCAAGCAAACGATACGCTTAAAGAAGTAAGCAGAACAATCCAATCAGAAGGGTGGTCATTTAATACTGACTACGAGAGAACTCTGACTCGTACTGCTGGTACTAACGAAATTGAATTGAGTTCAGATATAAGCAGAGTGAAGGTTGATCCTTATGAATACCCAGACAATGAGGTAGTGCAAAGAGGATTGAAGTTATACGACAGAAGAAAAAATACTTCTATCTTTACTGAAGATTTAAAAGCAGATGTTACTTACATTCTTAGTTGGACTGACCTACCTGAACATGCCCGTCAATTCATAATGACAAAGGCAGGTCGCACACTACAAGAACAGATACTAGGTAGTGCAGATCTAAGTAAGATAAACATTACAGCAGAAGCAGAAGCTAAAGCTTTGTTCATGGAGGAGGAGAATAATGCAGGAGATCACAATATGATCAGAGGTAATCCTAATCACACAGGAGTATTTCAAACTTATCAACCAAGTCGTACTGTTCTTAGGTAGATGCCTTTAATTAGTTCTGCTATTCCCAACCTCATCAATGGGGTTAGCCAACAGCCGCCTGCATTAAGACTGGCATCACAGGCAGAAGCTGTAATTAATTGTTTGCCTAGTCCAGTTGAAGGATTAAAGAAACGTCCATCAATGAAACATATTGCTCAGTTGTTTACTGGCACAGCATTGAACTCAGGTGGAACCAATCGACCTTTCATTCACATGGTCGATAGGGATGGAGCAGTTCAATATATGATTATTATT